CGCAGTCTCTATCGACCTTTCATCTATAGGTTTTGGAGTAGCGAAGTAATTCTGTCCGTGTAGGCTAACTAATCGTTCCAAGGCACTTTTGCGATGGTCCAAAGCAGAAACGGCTGCTTGTAATATATCAACTCTATGTTTTCTTTTTCTACAGCTTTTCAAAGCATCTTGATATTCGGGTTGTTGGATAATTGTATTTATTATCAAAGCTTCGGTTAGCTTTTCAGGCAAACCAAAGGATTTAGGATTTTCTCTAACTGTTCTGTCCATCGCTGCTTTTACCATATCCAATTCCGCTCTCGCTTGTTCCAACCTTCTCCTTGCATCTGCTAATTCAGAGGCATATTTGAAGAAAATTTTAGGTTGGTTAATCCATTCTTTGTCAAGCTCGTTTATGTTTATATTGAAAAAATCAAATTCTATATCTCTATCTTTCTTTGCCTTCGCCATTATATTCCTTTCTATGTACTATACTATTATCGTTGTTTCCAGCAATAATCCAAAATAAAAAATAAAATTTATAATAGTGTGCCATTTTATAAAATTACCAGAGTATCTTACTTCTTTTTTCTAAATTTGTTAAAACTCTAACAGCTTGTTTATAATAAGATGTTTTTAATTCAATGCCTATTCCCTTTCTTTTATTTTTAACAGCTATATATACTTCTGAGCCTATCCCCATAAATGGTGTTAATACTATATCATTTTCTGTTGACCACAATACCATACATCTTTCAATGGTATCTAATTGTAAAGGACATATGTGTTTCTCATCATCCGTTCCTTTACCTTTTCTGTAAGGTAGGGTTCTTGTTTGTCTTATATCAAACCAGATAGGTGATGCATACTGTTGCCATATCCAATGAGAACGTTTATTTGTCTTTTGTTCTTTATATCCAATATACCTATCCAATTCTTTTGGTATATTTCGAGAACCATAATAAGTTGTTAGTCCATTTTCATTTTTTATTGGTTTAAGATTTTCTCCTCTTTTTCTAAAGGATAAAATAGTATCTGGAATTCCTGTTCTGCACATACTCGAATCTTTTACTATTTGTTTATGAGCTAATCCAATAGCATGTGTTCTTACCGCAGCAAGTAATGGGTCCTTCCAAATACAATGTCGAGAATGATAAATAAATTTTTCTTTTTGAAATAATCTTACTATTCTCCCTGGAAAATCTCGTAATCCAGTGAATCCAAAATCACTTTTGAATATTGGCAAATCCATACAATGGACGGCTACAATCCTTCCTGGAGACATTATTCGATACAATTCTTTTACTAAAAATCTAAAATGCTCAAAGAATTCTTTATATGTCTTTGAATTTCCCATATCATTACCAGCATCAGAGTAGCTATACAAATTATTAAATGGAGGTGAGAAAATTGAAAATCCTATTTTGTTGTCCGGTATCTTTTTTATTATTTCACAACAATCACCATTATAAAGAGCAAATTTATTAGTTATTTTTTGATGTTTTACAACCATTTCGGAGTCCTCATCTCTTCTGTTTTAGTTTCAAATTTCTTTTTTCCCAATTGAAATTCCGACATTTCTCGGATAATACCATTATACATTTCAACTGCTTGTCGTTCCTTCCGTATCATATTATGTAAAACTATTGATTCTCTACTACTTGCAATTAAGTGACAATTAACTTCGTTTTTTTGTCCAAATCTCCAGCATCTCCTTGATGCTTGGTAGAATTGTTCGTGAGAATGAGAAGGGAAAAACATCATTCTGGAACAATGCTGCCAATTCATACCAAAACCTCCTATTTTTGCTTTAGTAATTAAAATTCTTATATCCCCTTTTGAAAATCCTATTAGTTTGTGTTCCTTTTCTTCATCACTATTTTTACCACTTACTTGGACAGATTCTGGTATCATTTTTTCTAACAAATCTCCCTCATCATTTAGATGACACCATATTAAACAAGGTTCATTTTTTGGAACTAATGATGCAACTTTATCACATCTTAAAGATAATGTCCTCCTTTTTTCTGCTCGTTGTTCATTTAATCCTATAGCTGGTAAATCTATTAAACTATTTTCTTTATAATTAGATTTTATTATATGTTTATGGAAATGGAAAGATGGTAAAATAAACTTTTCATCCTTATATCCTAAATCAGATGGTTTTCTTATGGCTCTTGCCCATGTGGATACCCACTGCCAAAATCTCTTTTTTGCATGTCCTTTTAAATTCCATTGTGAAGAATTTTTACAATCATGAGTAAAAAACATTCCTAACATTTGATTATTTTTAATATTTCCTAATGCTTCCGATGATGTCCCTAATTCCATAAAATCATTAGGAGCCGGAGTTGCTGTACATAACAATCTATAATTGATTTTATTCATAAAATCAGTAATATATTTTCGTGTTTTACCACCAAAATTTTTCAAAATTGATGATTCATCACATACTATCCCGTCAAAATCATTAGGATTAAAATATGCCAATCTTTCGTAATTAGTTATATTAATTCCTTTATAAATAGTACCATCCTGAGTTCGTCTTACTTTTACTCCAAATTTCTCTGCTTCTCTGATTGTTTGATAGGATACTGCTAAAGGTGTTACAATTAAAACTTTCCCATTTGTTTTTTCAACAATATTTTGAGACCATACAAGTTGTTGAGGGGTTTTACCCAAACCACAATCTTCAAATAAAGCAGCTTTACCTTTTTTTATTGCCCACTCAACAAGTTCTTTTTGAAAATCATATAAAAAATTAGGTATCCATAATGGTTTGAATCCTTCTATATTATTTCTTATACCTTTCGTCTTTAAGAAAGTTTCGTATTTTGTCATTCTTTTGCCCCCACTATAATCTCATAGCAAGATGCAACCAATCCCGCGTGTTTGGAATCATAGAAATGGTCTCGGAATGCATCTATTATTAAATAGGCTCTCCCTGAAAACTTACCACCGGACAATAAAACCTTCTTTGCATATCCCAAAATCATCCACCTAATTTGCTCAGGCTCCTCGTTTAAGGATTCTTTTAATACTTTGGTCATATCCATCCACTTCATTCGTGGATTAAGTAAAGCCCTCGCTATAGCAATGGCTTGTACTTCAACAGTAGTGGCTTTAATTGCTTCTATCATATCATCTTCATCATCCAATTCTATAACTTGGTTAAGAAAAACAAGAGCCTTACGAGCGGAACCATTACTGCATTCTATTATCTTATCTAAAACATCCTTATTTATACTTACCTTTTCCTTCTTACAGATATTGGTAAGCAAGGACATTAAAGATTTGTCTGTCAAATTTTTGACAACAATTTCGGTACAGCGTGTTCTTATTGTATTCTTCAATTTTTGAGGGTCTGTTGTTGCCAACATAAAGTAGACATGATTTGGAGTATCTTCTAACATCTTGAGGAAAGCATTTTGGGCATCAGTAGTTATTCTATGACACTCATCTATTAGCCATATCCTACACTTGCCATTGATGGGGGCTTGGTATAAATGAGAGCGAATATCCCGCACCATTTCGATACCCCTAAAATCGGCGGCATTTAATTCTTTGAAATCGTGCTTACCACATTTAAGTTTCCTCTTTAGTATTCTGGCAAGTGTGGTTTTTCCACAACCGCTCGGACCACTAAAGAGCAAGGTATGTGGGAGAGTATTTTTCTTGAGTTTTGTTTGTAGTATTTTAACAGGGGTATCTTGTCCTATTATTTCACTAAATTTGGTCGGGCGATATTTTTTGTATAATTCCTTCATTTGCAAATTCCTTACTATATTAGCTCATTCCACTGTTCTCAACGTATAAATGGCTTACGAGCTTTGGTTCTCTCGCATTATCTTGCTCGTACCTATATAAAACCACTAACCCTATAAATCTCTGTACTCTAATACCCATATTTGGAAGATTTAGCATAAGGACTTCCATTTTTTATAAAGCTCTATTGCTTTGGTAAGTTCTGGCGAATATCCTCCTTCGGAACCCTCCTCAAAATTCTGTTTGGTCTCATCTGCTCGCCACTTCATATCTGCAATCATCCATTCGAGTATCACAACGGTTTCTTGAATCAATGTTTTCATTTCCTCATCCATTATATTTTCACCTTTTCTTTCTCATACCAAGAACCTCCTACTGGAGCTACCTCAGCTTCAATACTCAAAGGAACGATAATCCATTTCCAATGTTTGCGGATATCTACAGTCATTACTTGTTCACATATCTCCAAATAATTTCGCAATTCCTTTTTATACACATCACCTACTATGCTATCATGGATTTGCCCTGTAATTAGAGTTTTCATTCTATATTTCTTTAACAATTTGATAATTCGTATCAGACACCACAACAACCAATGGAAGGCAGAACCTTGCACTGGATAATTGATAATCTCATTTCTTCCATAAAACCCTTCTATTCTGAAGCCTGTTAATGTATCAAAATATCCCTTTTTAAGATAGGTATAATACCAATCTTTCTTCCATTGGGCATAAACCTTGAATAATCTATTCCAGAAATTATATTCTATCTCTTGAATATGTTTTTCAAATGTTCCTTCTTTGGGTTCTTCGTCGGGGTCACAATTACCCAATTCATAAATTCCTTCCGTTTCCAAATGACTGTACAAATCATAACCGTCTCCCCGTTTGAGTTTCATTTGGTCTATGGCTTTCCACAAGTTTTCAGCACAATGAATATAATAATCCCCATAGAATTGAGGGAAGACAAACATATTCTTTCCACAATAGCGAATTTCTTTTGTAATTTCTTTCTTTGGCAAAATAAAACATTGTCCTGCCATATCCCTATGTAAATCTTTTCTTTTGTCCTTTATATATGAAATCATTCTTGGGTCTCTGTGATAACAAGTGGCATTACAAATTTCAGCACCACTATAATCTGTTTCAACTATTTGATGATTGGGTCTTGCAACAAAAGCTCTTCTAACCAATTTTGCTATGTTGGGGTCTCTAATAGGCATGTTCTGAAAATTGGGATGGTCACTACTACTGCGAAAGGTTCGGGTGGTATTAAGATTAAAAAATGGATGGAGATATCCATTTGTTGTTTCACGAAGTATCCCTTCCAAATAAGTTGATTTTGCTTTTCTGAGCTTCTTTAGTTTAAGGAAATTCCTAACAAAATCCAAATCAACAGCATTCAAAGCGGTTTCATCTGTTTTGGGTCTTCCTGTTTTTGTGCGGGCCAGGCAGGGATATTTCATTACAGAAAATAGGATTTTTCCTAACTGCTCTCCGGAACCTATATTAGTTCTTATACCAAATTCTTTTTTCCATACCTTGAAGATTTTATCGTGTCCTATTTCATATAGTATTTTTTCTATTTTACGTTTGGTATAAGCAATAGCACGATTAAGATATTCGGTATCTATCCTCATCCCGTTTGTTTCCACTTGGGATAGGGCAATACAACCCTTATGAAGTAGTTTATATCCTTCGTTAGTTATTGGTTTCATTTTCTTTTTCTTCTTCTTCTCCGAGGTCTGGGGGCCTTATAGGGCTTCACATATCGTCGGGCTGCTTTTCTACATTGTTCACAAACACCAAAGGCAAGATTTCCTGCATTACCACACCATATACATTTATTTTTTCTCATTTAATTGTCTCATCAATTTCATTTGACGTTTGGCAACCAAAAACTCAAGGAGTGAATCCAATCCATTATATAGCAGCAAATCTCTCAAATCTATCTCGTGTATTCTGTTGAATTTGGTACCTTTTGTTGATTTGAGAAAAGGTGCTATATGGTCGTTATAAGATTCTGCTCCTAATAATACAAAGGATTGAAATTTGAGACCTGTTACTTTCGGAGAATTATCCAAGATGTGTGCTGCTATCATTGTGTCCCACCACCAATTCCTAACAGGATATTTCATCTTAACTCTTGTCCACCTGTCCTCAAATTTTATATTACTTGCTATTTTGGGTAAGGAGGATTTGAGTAATTCTTTCATAGCTTGTCTTATCTCACCTCCCCATGGAAAGGCTATTGTCTTTTTACCTCTCCAACATATAGAACAGGAAACTATTTTGGTGCCTTCTCCTTCAGGTTTTAGACAATTGGTTTCGTAATCAAAGGCTGCGGGGCCTCCTTTACCTACCATCATTTTTATTTCTTTGGTGGCTTGTAGAGGATTCATTATTATTTCAACTTCGGATTCATAATTAGGAATCTCCTTCCAAGGCTTAGATTTGGATTTCTCTACCGTCATCCTCAAATGCCTTCCAAAGAATCTATCCAAAACCCTGTCGTTCTTTCTCAATAAATAAGCAGGATGATAGGTACAAATAATCCAAGCATTAGGATTATGGCAAGGAATAGTATATCCCGCCCACTTACTAATAATACCATCATCCTCTTTCCACAGAACGGATATTAGGGATTTGATTGCTATCTTTCCCAATAGAACAATAACATTTGGTTGGTATTGTTTTATGGTCTTCATCAAGTTCGGACGGCAGGCTTTTATTATAGCATCGCTTGGTGTTGGATTGTCTTTTTTATAACATATTAC